CCACTTGTAACATTTTGAAACCTAACTTCATACCAAGAAATATCTAAATCTGTTACAGGAGTCCAAGATAACTCCATCTGATTAGAACCTACTAAACTTACTGATAAATCTGTTACATCTGAAGGAGTATCAGTTGCACCAACTACTAAATGTGTTGCTGAGGTAAACGTAGAATTTACCCCAAAACTATTTATTGCTTTTACCCTCACGTTATATGAAGCACCATCAATTACATTTAAAAATTCGTGATTAAGCTGTGTTCCAACAGAAATTATTTTAAAATCTGATTCAGTACTTAATTTTGCTTCTACTTGATAATTAGAAACAAAAGAATCTGGACTAGCTCCTATTGCTATATTTAATCTTGTTATTGTAATACCATCTGCATATTCAATCATTTCATCTGTTAATGTAACTGAGGCTGGTGGTTGTATAACAAAAGGATTAGGTAAACTTGTAGAAGGAGTTGATGAAACTTCTCCTTTTGTTGCAAAAGTATAATGACTATCTTGGTGTTCAACAAGTTGTAAAGTGATTGTGTAATCTTCATTAAAAGTCATTTCAATTACTCTGAACGCTTTATTTGTAAATCCTAAAGATACTAAACTAATATTAACTATATCTCCAATATGTAATTGGTAAGAATTGAATCCTGTAATTATTGAAAGGCCTAAAGATTCTCTACTACGTCTTAAAATAATTTCAGCCATCTCTTCTGCCTGATACGGACTGGTAAGTGTCTTAAAGTCAAATTTTCCTTCTAGAAGAAAGCCTCCATCAACATTTTTCATTGTTGCGTGTTTATCTGCAGTTGCTAAACTGCTATCATCTGTTGGAGGAAAAGTTATTTGATCTGCTTGAAAGTTACGATCTGGATTTATAAATGTTGCAATAACTCTATTATATTTTGTATTTTTTGTTGGAGACACTAAAGAGTAACCACCAATAATATCATCTTCATCTAAAGATACAGAAGCCGTACCAGTAGTTTCTATAACTATTTTGTATTTTCCTTGAACATAAGGTAAATATCCTCTACATCCTCTTAGTAATTCTCTTACATTATCAATAACTTTTTTTGATGTATCTAAAACTGCATTACAATCAAATAGATTAATATCACTACCGCCTGAGAATGGTGTTACTTGTGTATCACAAATTACGGAAGCGTCTCTAAAACTTTGTAAATTTATATTAGCAGTTGCAATACCTTTACCATATCGTTCGTTTCGTAAATAATCTAAAAGACAAAATGCTGGATTTGCTGAAAAAGAAGCAGTTTGTTCTGATAGGTCTGAAGCGAGTGTTACAATTTTTTTTCCTTTAACTTTAGCTTGAACAATAGGTATACCACCAAATATATCTTGATTCCATTTGAACTTAAGAGCTAGATAAGCTACTCCTGATAATTTATGATTTGTACCCCAGCTAGATAATGTAGATAATAAACTTGAAGCACTTTGTCCGTCTGTTCCTAAATGTGGTTCGACAGTGATGTATGAAACTCCATCTTTAAAAAAATTGCTATCTGAACTTGCGACTGTTCTTTGTGTATTGTCTGTTAAAGCACCACTAAATGTTACTATTTTATCATCAACTCTTATTTCTTCTATTGAATTTATTTCGCCTTCACATAATACTAAAGCTACATATAAAAACTCGTTATCACTACCTGAGGTAGATATAAATATCCTTGTGCCTCCAATCAGTCTTTCTCCATAAACTACTGGTATTGCGGCATTATTAGATTGTTTGTTTAATAATATTCCTCTTTCAGTTTCTTCAAAATCATTAGTACCAAAATCTGGAACGTCAGGATTTCTCATTGATCTTATAAATAACCAACCTACTACGAATACGCCTAAAGCTACAAAAGGATTTATATTTTTTAAAAAACTACTAGCTTTAACTGCTCGAAAAACTTTTGTTACAGATTTAAATACTTTTCTGATACTAAAACCCATTATTTTCTACCCCATTTTAAATCTAATACTGTTTGACTAGAAAAATCAAAACCAACGTCTGTACTAAAAAATCTTTGTTGTGAATTATTATTTGTATTTCTACCAGATCTTTTATCAAAATCTGCCCAATGTGAAACTATTGTTAAAATGACTGATGATTCAGTTTCAGTTTCGTCTATTTGAAATGTTTCTATGTTACCAGAATATAATAATATTGGGTCTGCTATTATTGCACTAGAAGTATCTAAAAAAGCTCTAAATATATCTACGCTATCATTAACAATATTTTCGTTTAAGCAAGTTGATATAAATGTTTGGTCTGCACCAGATAAAGCTAATGTTAAACTTGTTTTTGTTACATCTGTTTGTTCTGTGAATGATGGTATAGAAACTAAAAAAGATGAAGGTGTGTAAGTTACACTTGATCCTGATATTGATGAAGTAAGACTAAAACCATTGTCTGTAATATTGACTGGTGTTCCAAAACCAATAGTAATTAAATGTACTGGTCTGATTTCATTCGTCGCTAGTTCGTTTTTGACTGCCGTTGTTAATGTTCTCGTCATATTTCTCGTAAGTTGTTCTATTTATTTTCTCACTATTTTTTATCATAACATAACTGAAAGTTCCATCAGGAGTTTTATATTTTCCTAGATCATTTGTTGTAATGTTAATCTCGCTTTCATCGATAATTTTTTCAGCAATAACATCAACATTAATCCAATGTTTGACTAAATATTTAGTCATTATATTGCTTCTTCTACATCCAATTCAAATTTATATAATAAATTTCCATCTTTATCTGCCCCAACTGCACCAAACTCTTGAATATCATTTGTTAAATGAACTGTGAAAGGAACATTGTCATAAGTTACAACTGAGTTATCTGCAAGTGCAGTAATTAAAGGAGGCTCTATTGTTACTGTTGCCGCATTAGAAGAACTCGTTACATCTTCAACCACCATATATATTTTAGAGTGCGAGGCAAATTTTATATAATCACCAGCTTTGAATCTTCCAGCACTATCACTAGCAAAAGCGTCCATAGCAATAGTAGTATCTCCTACTGCGTGTACTCCATTTACTAAAACTGTTCCTGTTTCGTTGCCTCTTGCATCTTCTATCTCTGGTGGAATAATTGTAAAATTTTCTTTTCCTGATCTTTGTTTCATTATAAAGGCCATAAGCTCTCCATAAACATCTGATCTTTTTCCTGTTATTATTCTTGCTGTAAATCCAAATCTTTGGTTATTTATTTGTCTTGAAAGTTTTTTACCAGATAAAGATTTAGATATAATAGTATTCTGAATAGATTGAATACCCATAGTTTCAAATTTAGCATTAGATATAGGAAAAGCACCTGACATTATACTATTTCTCCTCTACCTTTTTCAGCTAAAGCATTATTAATAATTGATGTGATAGTTCCTCTATTTTCTACTAGAGCTTCATCAAAACCTCTTGAATCTATTGTGTTGATAGTAAAGTTAACATTAACACTACCTCCACCCAAACCTCTAGCCGATTGTGTAATCTGTCCTGAACTATTTGGAATAAATAATTCTGCACCTTGTTCTCCAACTACTGTTGGTTGTCCTTTTGATACTGCACCACCTTTTGCCATAAACCCTAAAAACCCTAAAGGATTTCCAGACATTAACATAGCAAAACCTTGTCTTTTATTTTGTTCTTTTTGATTTTTATTTTGTTTTTCTTTTTCTGCAGTAATTTGTTTTTCAATACCTAATTTTGTAAGTAGAGCAACTATGGTTGTATTTTCTAAAGCTATCTGTAAAGCTATTTTTAATGCTATCTCTACCATTGCTGAAATAATTTTTACTAATATTGTATCTGCTATATTTTTTAATGTACTTCCAAAATCTTTACCTAAGACAATACTTTCGGCAATACCTTTTGATAAACCTTTTACTCCTGTCTCAAATATTTCAAATGCTTGTTTAGATAAACTTGTAAGTTTCTTTAATGAATCTTCGTTTAGCTTTTCTAGTTCTTTTCTAAAAGGAGTAATATTTCGTTTTAACTTTTCTGCCTCTAAGTTGGCCTTTTCGACCTCCTTTTGCATTTTACTTACTTCGATAGTGTTAAGTTCTATCTCTTCTCTTACTCTTTCAAAAACACCTCTAATACCTTCTATCTTTTTTCCAGACTCTTCAAGACCTTTATTAAATCCTAAGTCAATATCTATACCTAATTTTTTTAAAAGTTTTCCTATCTGATTAATAACTAAACCAAGAGTGAAAACTAACAATCTACCTCTTGTACCTAATGCTAAAAATCCTATTATACCTAACTCTCTTACAACAGGGGGTAAAAAATTTATGATGTCTATTATACCAGCTATACCTGAAGCGATAGTTTTAAATACTACTTTAATTGCACTAACAGTTTTAACAAAACCTACGATAGCTTCTTCAATAAAACTAATTAGACCTTTTGCTAAATCTCCAGCAAATCTTTGTAGTACTGCTTGGTTTTCTTCTACAAGTTTATTTATAGTTATTAGTCCACCTTTTAAGAAATCGAAAAAACCAGCTTCATTAGTTTGTAATTGAAACTTAAATATTTTATCTCCGATCATTGATAGTGTACCATCGAACGTAGTACCTAATACTTCTGCGGCTTTACCGAACCTTCCACCCTGACCGAAAACTTTTTCTAATGCTTCTGCAGATTGTTCAGCAGTTAAAGTAACACCTGATTTAAAACCAAGCATTGCTCTTACACCTCTTTCTCTAAATATTTCTGCGGAAGCTAAACCAGCAGATAATGATCTTTGAACTTGTTCTGCCGCAGTTCTAAAGTCTATTCCTGTTACTGCCGCAATATTACCTACGAGTTCTAAATTTTTACCTAATGCTTCTGCGTCTTTCGAAACTACTGCTAAGTTACCAGATGCTTGTGCTATTTCTTGTAAAGTAAAAGGTACTTTACCAGCAAACTCAACTAAAGTATCAAACGCTTTACGACCTTCGTTTACTGAACCAAATAAAAAGAAAAATCTTAATCTTAGTTGTTCTACTTCTCTTCCAACATTAATAAATGATCTTGCTATTAAACCGCCACCAATAGTCAGTAATGCAGACTGCACAGAAAATATTGATCTTCTTAAATTGCCTAATCCTCTTTGGACTGCACCAAACGCTTGTTTAGTTTTGTCTTTTGCTAATATATTTAATACAATATTATTGGTTGCCATTATCTGTGTCTCGCTTTATTCATAGCTTCATCGTGTTCTTCTTTTTCTAATATAAGATATCCTAACCAATGGTTATATTCCCATTCTTCCATTTGTAAAACATCTTTAATAGATATTTTTAACCTATCAGCGAGAATAATACAATTTTTTAATGAAGGATCAGATTTTAGTTTTTTTTTACATCCTCTGGAGAAGGAACTTGCACCATTGCGGTTGCAATCTTCGAGAGGACATCAGAATCTACTTTATGCATTAATGGTAATTTATCTTCTAAGGTAAATAATTTTTTACCGTCTTTGTCTAACGCTTTCATAATGACAACATCTGCTAGTATACTAACATCTGTCATATTATCTGACTTTTTGAAAAGTTTATTCTTTTCAGATAAGGTTATAGGATTCCAATAAATGATACTAGGTTTACCATCTTCATCAACCCACTCTTCAACTTCAATTTGTTGTACGCCAAGAGATTCAAAATGTGCTTTTGCTCTATCTATAAATTTCATAGAGTATTATTAGACAGTACCTCTTGATAATGTTCCTGTACCTTGAAAAGTAACTGATCTAGTAATTACTGCGTCCATAGCATTATTAACTGACATTCCTGTAATAATTCCTGACCCTGTAAAACTTTCATCTCCAGAAGAATTACCCTCTGGTAATAAAACAAAATCTATTGAACTTCCTACAGTTAATGTTTGTTGTGGAGAATCAGTTTCATCATAGTTCATTTCTAAAGAACCACTAAATGAAGTTCTTCCAGCTATGAATGATTTAGTTGCATCTGTTAAAGCTGTATCCTCTACGACATCAGCAGTAGTTTCAAGTGTAAAACCAGTAATTTCACCTACACCAGTTCCACCAGCTTTTACTACACCTTCTTTTCCGTGATGTGTTGCCATTTTTTAGTTTCCTTTTTACTTGTTGATTGTTTGTCTTGTTCTTGCTTCCAA